TCAAAGCCTTTACCTTTAATATAACTAGGTACATGAGACGTAATGTTTTCTGCTGTTTCTTCTTGTAAGTCTTCTACTATACCAAACTCTCTTAGTACAGAAAAACCATCATTCTCATCAGAGAAGTAGACCTTCCTACCGTTAACTACAGGTTGTACTAGTTTATCATGTTCATACTCAGTAAGTAAGGATAGTTTAGCATTAGTAGGAGTGAGACCACCAGCTGCAAACTCAGTCAACTTAAACTGCCCAAAGTCACTAAATAATATTAGATTTTCATTAAATGCTATAGCATTATGCAGAATACTAACTTTATTAGTAGGAGATGCCAGATCAATCATGTCTGTATCTAGTAGATCAGTAGCAGTAGTAGCATAAAAGTTAAAATGCTCACCTAATTCTGATAGTATAACATTCTCATTAGCTAGAAACCCTAGTCTATTCTTGTGGAAGAACATATCATTTAAGGTCTCACCTACAAAAGTAGGATCAGGAGCTGTTACTTCGTCTCCTGCTAGTCTCTCTGTCCATGTGATCGTGTCTAGTGAGAACACAGTCTCCCCATAGTCAGCACTAAAAGAAGCATCCCAAGGGTCTTCTGAGGTTCTAACTAGCTGTAGAGGCATAGTAGTTTCATCTAAATTATTAGCTAGTCCTGGTTCTACAGTTTCTACCCACTCACCTACATCTTGATCAGCTTGGTTGTTATGTTTAATCCAGTAATCATCAGTCCCTGAGCTAGGGTCTCCTGTGATCTTAATAGTAAAGCCATCTTTAGTCCTAGCAGGGAGGTCTGTAAAATCTACTACACTGTCCTTAATGGCTATCATGTTAGCCTCAGGAGCTTCTGCATGGAGTGTAAAGTCTGCCCCATCTGACCTCGTTACATGGACATTACTACTACCAAACTTGGTAATAGTAAAACCAGAAACACTACTCATTGCTGTAGCCACATTACTAACTAAAGTATCGGCATCAGCGTCAGCGGTTATAGAACCTACTGAGACTCCATTTAAGAAGACTTTAAAGGTAGTGGCAGAGGAGGCTTGCTTAATAAAAATAATGCCTTCAGGGGCTCTTGAGGAGCTTACAGTGGCACTCTTAGCTATTGTTGTTTGTTTATTTAATATAAAAGTGTAGTCAGCTACAGTGAATAATCTTAAGTTATCCCTAGCATCACTTGTGGTAATATATGTAAGTGCATCTCCTGTGTCACCATTTATACTCTGTGCATTACCACTTAAATCTGTAAGTTCTATTTCTGTACCAGTGAAGTCACTAGAAAATGCAGCATCAAATTGATTTGAAGCTAGTAATAGTACAAATCTTTCAGTGTCACTTCGGTCTATAAAATGTACTTTAGCATCTGTATCTGTTTTGTTTGTTATCTTAGCAACGTGCTCTAGCGGAGGTCTCTTCTTAAGACCTTCAGCTATAGTAACCATACCATTCTCTTGTACTTCACATTGAGAGGCTAGTCTTAAACTAGGTGGTTGCTGAGATACTCCATTGATTAGATTGCTTATTTGTTCTGTAATTAAGGGCATCTACCATAACTTCCTGTGAAGCTGAGTTGTATTTAACATATCTAGTGTCCCATAAGCTACATTTAATCCTGATCGTTCTGCATCATCATCCAATAAGTCAGCATAAGCTTCTGCTTCTTCTTGTCTGTTAACAGTCTCAGCAGATACTTGTCCTATGATTTCTTCTTGGAATATCCTAGCAGCTCTAGTAGTTACATACTGTCTAAAAGTATTAGGAGTATCTATGAAATCTAAGAGAGTAATAGTAACAGCATTGTTAAGATTTTTAGTCCAAGTAAAAGTATTATTATCTAAGTCATAAGCAAACATACTACCAGACCTACCTCTAATTGTCATGAGCTGTCCTGGCTGATACACAGACAAAATAGATTCACTAAGAGGTATCCTATTATCACTATCTCTAGTCAACACTACGTCCCACTCTGTATTAAAATGCCATCCCTTTTGTTGAGCTGCTCTGTTTACATTAGAAAGCAAGTTCTTAGCTTGAGTTACTTCTACTGTAGTAGCTGTTTCCAGACTAGATACAGCAGCTTCACCTATAGCAGACAGAAGCAGGTTAACCGCTTCAAGCTCCGACATAGGTGTTAAGGATATAAAAGCCATTTTAAGTTACCAGACTGTGAGCTGTGAGTTGAGCCATCCTTGCCAATACATTGTCTGTGCTATCAACATTACCAACCCATAGGTTCAAGTAATCATTGGTAGCCATAGAAGCATAGCCAGAGATAGACATAGGTACTGAGTTAGTGTGTACTCTTGGACAGTACCCACCAGTTTTAGCACCAGTTACTATTGTTCCATTTTTAGTTACAGCAAATACTAACTCTTTGTCTACAGCAGAAGCTACAATTTCTAGCATAATTGAAGCTGTAAAGAATACATTAGTAGTAGGAGTACCTGTGTACCTCAACTGTCCATCTGTATTCATATCAAACTCATTAGCTGTAGGAGCTGTACTAAGAGTAAACGTACCACCTGTCTCTACTGCTACCATGTTGGTAAGAGAGCTAGGAGTTACGTTAGCTTGTCCTGCAATGGTTGTTGCACCAGCTGTACTGATGTAAATGCTTCCTTGTTTTACTTGGCAAGTCTCTAAGAAATCTCTAAGGTCTTGAGGCGTGATAGAACCAGCAGCCTGACTGTCTTGAAACAGATTGCTTGCCATATCTGTGACAGTTCTGCTTGTGTCTGTCATTTAGTTCTTCTCCTTATTATAAAAAAAAGGGGAGTCTATACTAGCCCTCCCCACAGTTTAACTATCTGTTATCGTAGTACCAGAACCTGAGCCTTGTACTGACATACTAAAGCCAGCAGTAACGGCTACAGCAGCTGGCGATTTAGCAGCCAAACGTACCATAGCTTTAGCAGGAACAACAAAAGGTATATTCCCTGGAAAGGAAAATGAACCATTGTTATTTTGATTCCCACCAGTAGCAGAAACAATATCATTATCGTTCTCTACTACAGTTACTTTAGCAACAGTTCGCCAAGTTTCTGAATTAGCAACTCCAGAAGACTCAGCGTGTGCTACTTGTAAAGCAATCTCAGCAGTACCAACACCAGCAGCTACAGCATCTACATCATACCAGAAGCCATGAACATAACCAGTGTGACCAGCAGGGACTTTCCAAGTACAGTTACCTGACTCTTTAGAACCTGCATCAATGAGAGCATGAACACCACCACCAGTTACATCAGCAATGGTGATAGCACCAGCAGCAGCTAGTCCAGTACCAGAGCTGATTACTTCAGCCTTCTGAATAAAGGAAATATTCTGCTCAGTCATTTCTACTTCAGTCGTACCATTCATAGTAACATCTTGAGTATACTGATTAAAATTATCATCAAGATATGTTACTCGTACAGCCGTAGCTCCAGTAGAACCATCATCATCAGCAGCAGAAGCAGATACTACATCTATATCTGCACCAGCAATGACAGGAAGAACCTGATCAGCATTAGTGTTGGTGATTGTTTCAAAAGATGTACCTACAGTAGCATTATCAGCATAAGGCTGTACTAACGATACATTAGTAACAGCATTAGCAGCCAAAGCAAGAGATTGGATATCAGCTATATCAACCATAATTTATATCCTTTCCCTTAAGAGGTTTTAAATTCAACACAACCTTCAGGACGGATAAATCCGTGACCCATAGCATACTTAGCTACGATGATCCAACCCTGATTCTTGATGCTGTATTCAGTTTCAACTGCAAGGTTCAACAACTTAACAGTAGCTACAGAAGACTTGTGCATAACGAGTGCTTTAGTCGTACTGAAGTTACCATCATGTGCCGTTACTTGAGCAGAACTAATGTTACTAATAGGTAGGTTATTAGTCTTCACAATGTGAACACCAGCTACCTTCATTACTTCACCTTCTGCATATACTCCACGTCCACCCCAATCACGGTTGATTAGGTCAGTGGTCTCTGCCATCAGATAATACTGAGCAGGACGTACATACATATAACGGTCACTCTCAGGTACATTGTTCTCATCTAGTTGTTCAGCAGCATCAAACAAGCCACTACCCAACGTAGTACCTGACGTACCATAAGATGCGTTAGTAAGTACAGAACCACCATTACCACCTGTAACTAGCGTAGCTGAACGTGCTCCTAGTACTCCCTGTTGTAATACATTTTGATCCCATTGCGTACCCAAGGCAATACCAGCTTCCTTAGCGTAGATAGAACGTACCTCAAAGTGAGACATAGCCTCATCAAGGTTGTTCACAAAGTGATCAGCAATAAGCAGACCATCAATAGAGATGACCTTCTCATTCTTGTGGATGATCGTACCATCCAATTCAATACCAGTGGTTCCAGTATCACCAGAGCCATTGATGTAGGCATACTCAGTAGCAGCAGTCTTCCAAACCAATGGAAACTGTGCAGAGATCCCACTAGAGATACTACGGATAACGTGCTTGTCCATAGTAACACTAGCTTGTTCAAAGGCAGTTAATACTTCACCTGCATATACTTTAAGAAATAATGCAGAGGAATCACCAGCAGAATTTGCTTGACCTGTCCTCGTCATAGTTAAGACAGGTGCAGTCGTATTCGTAACTGACATACTATTCTCCTAGTTTTTAATTAATAAAAAGTATCTAACAAAATAAGCTATACTTTTCTTTAACTTTCAACTAGAAGTTATCAACCGCAGCTGGCTTCTGTCTACTTGTTTAATACTTTATAGCAGTACTACTTATAACTTCCCTTGCGAGAAGATATCTGATCGTTCTAATTTACCTAGTACGTCCTGCCTATAAGCAGTATCATACTCATACCTTGGGTCTTTCATAGCAGCAGTTACTTCAGCATTAGACCTGAAGACATCTCCTGAACCCTCAGGTTCAGCTTGTGTGCCTCCATAAGTCGTGCCTTCACTACCAGCTGTGTTGGTATAATCAGAACGTAATCCTTTAGCTGCCATGATAGCAGTATTAACATCACCACTATTTACAGCTTTATCATAAGCTTGAATTTGATCTTGGTTATAGTTAGCCTTAGCCCACTCAACCATATTACTATACTCAGCATCACCACCTACAGAAGCTCTAACATTGTTACCTATTTGTTCACCCAATGCTTTAACTCCTGCAATGTATGTATCAGCATACTCTCTACTAATACCTGCATCTTCTAGTTGTTGATAACTTGAATCTTGAAGAGAACCAGTAGACATATACTCCTGCTGTAGAGCAGCCATATCAAATGCACCATCTTCAGGAGCCTGAGGTATACTAAGGTCTGACTCTGTAGCTTCTACTTCAGGCTGTGCAGGTTGACCTAGCTTCTTCTCTAATTGCTGGTAGCTCTCCATAAGTTTCTCATAGTCACCACCAAACTTATCCTGAGGTTCCATCCCTGGTGGGACAATCTCTTTCTCAGAAACAAGATCAA